GGCAAGCCAGTTCTGGTCGAACCGTCTTGTAACCGTAGAGAACATCAATACGAGTCGGGAACGTATCAGCACTGATGCTGTAGTCCCTGACAATCCGCATTGAGATTCCATCCATGACCTCACGGGCTGAGAAATCAACGCCGTTTGGCATGACCAGATCAGCCGTCGCAAACACGAACGCATCTTTGTGATACGCAAGCGACACACCAAAGTCGGCAGCGTTGCCGATGTCGGTAGATTGGTCACTTTCGTTTTTGTGCAAGGCTGCGTTGTTCGCAGGCATTGCGCTGACGTTCTGCTTTGCGCCGGAACTGTGAAGTGCCGGAGAAAAGCTGATCGACGTTGCTGAAGTGCCAGCGTCGGCGGTCACAACAAACTCCTTGAGTTTGGTTTGAGTCGCCTTGGTTTCTGGATGCACCGCGTAAACGGAAGCGAAATAGAATATATCGCCTTTTTTCCAAGTGCCTGCTCCAGTATCAACCGTTATGC